GCAGACCGCCGCTCGTGGTCTCGGGCTCGATCACCCACTGGTTCGGATCGGAGAAGTTCGCGACCAGCGCCGGCGCGGGCGTCGTATTGTTGTACGGGTAGCGGACCGACATCGGGCCCTTGATGCGCACGTGCGACGGCTGCTTCAACCCCTTGCTGATCAGGTAACGCTGCGACATCCGTACAGTCACGTTGCGCCCACGGCTCTTCATGGCCGTAAAACAGGCCATGATGGCGGCCCAGTCGTCGGTCACGCCGTCACCCACGGCGCCGAAGTCCTCGACGTCGACCTCGCGCAGTCGCAGCTTCCCCTGGACAGATTGGGCGATCGCCCCGGCGCCGGTCTGCACAAAACCGAGAAGGGACGCGCCAATCGAGGTCCCTAAATCGGATACCTTGGCGGCCACGTTGTTGAACCACGTGCCGTTCACGAGGGCGGTCGCGGCGTTGCTGGATAGGTCGCTGAACGCGACGTTCGGCTGATAGTTGTCGACCGTGTAGATAGTATTGCCTGCCGGATCGACGATCACGACCTTGTAGCTGCCGGTCCAGTAAATGAGGGCAGAGCCAGTCGAGTCCAGTACGATGGGGTTCGTATTCGGGACGGAGCCGGCGGCATCCTGATACGTCGCCTTGAGCGTGTTCGTGCCCGCGGCGTACGTGTAGATCTTGCCCAAGGCAAGGGGCTTGGACGTACCGGTGTAGAAATACTGCTGCTTGCCTGTCGGCATCAGTGTCGGCATTACTGCTCCTGAAAATAAAAAAGCCGCTCGAAAGCGGCTTGCGGTCAACCTGATGTGATAGGCAGCTACTTGCCCATCCGCGCGTTCGACTTCATGGCGTCGAGCAGCTTGTTCGACTCTGCACTCAGGCGCTTGGATGTCGCTCGCTGAGCAAGCTTGTTGCCCACCCAGTTACCGGCCGCCGCGCCAGCTTGGGCGCCAGCCGCCGCCCCAGTTCCGCCACTCAGAACGCCGCCGACGGTACCGCCGACGGCGCCGCCAACGGTGGCGCCAGCCTTCGACGCGCCCTTTTCCACGAACGTCGGTTTGCTCAGGCGAATTTCCTGCCCTTTCGCCCCATCGTACGAATGCACGCCGGGCATGATCTGACCGCCCAGATTCAGGGTGTGGAACTTGGCCACTTCATCCGGCGGAAAGGACTGAACAATCTTTTGACCCACAACCGAGTTCAACACCTTGTTCGCATCGTTCTGATTCCAGACGCCAGCCTTGCCGGCGCCCTGCTCGTAGACTTCGCGGGCCAGCGCTCCGGCCATTTCATTGCGTGCCGCAGTAGCGGCCTGTCGCAACTCCTGCGGCACGGCCGGCATGCCCTCCGGGGCGCCGCGCACTTGGCCACGAGACAGATCATCCAGCGTGTTGTAGACATGCTTCCACTGGTCGACCGGCAGGTTGTTCAGCCTGGTCGGCAACTGCTCGAGCGGAGCCCCAGCTTTGACACCGTTCTCGTCCAGGCTTCCGAACACGCTTCGCATGAACCGCGGATTCATGATCATCTTCTCGGTCTGGTGAATGGCATCGCCGACCTTGTAGGCTTCCGAGCCAGCCGCTGATGCGATGTCCTGATCGATGGCTTGGTTGATGGCCGTGATCGTGCGTCCGTTCTCATGCGTCCAGGCCGCGTTATTCGACTTTCGTACCGCGTCCCAAGCGCCCACGCTACCCGGGCCATGGACTTCGCCGCTGAGCGGATCCTTAAAGCCGGTGTGGCGCGCATGGTCGATCAGCTTCTGTATTCCAGATACGACCCGCGCATGACCGTTGCGCTCAGCTTCGGCCAGGAACTGAGGATCGTTCAACAGGTCGTCGACGTGTTGCGTCGGGATCGGGTTGTTGCCGGATTCGGCCTTGGCCTTGTCGTAGATCTCGTCCTTGGCCCGCTTGAAGTAGTCCGTCAAGCCTCCTTCGCCGTGGAACGCGTCGTTGATGACCTGGCCGCGCTGCTCGTTGTTGATGAGATGCGGGTTCGCACCCGTCGCCTCGATCCGTGCCTGCGCATAATTCGACAGGGCGGTTTGCTCTTGGGCGATCTGATGACGCAGCAGGATCTGCGCTGGCGTGTTTTCCGCGCTCTTCGCGTGCGTGTATTCGGTGCGCAGCGTGTCCTCGTTACCAGTGACGACGCCCGGCCGCACAGCGCCATGATCATCGCCCAGAATCTCGTTTGCGATCTGCGCGCGCACGCGTTGCTCATTGACCGGAACGTCCCCGGCGATCTTCGACGTCTTCACTTGCGGGAAGACCGACGAGCCGCCGCGCGCTGCCTCCTCGCCGCTCAGCGCTGGATACGGGTTCAGGTCGGCCGACGCGGCGCCAACGCCTGCGAGAGGCACCGGCGTCGGTGTCGGTTCACGGAGCGCCGCCGGTGTTGCGCGGCCGCGGCCCACCGCTGCGGCCGCGCGATCGACACCAGCACGGACAACATTTGGCGCCGCCTTGGCGGCATCCAACGCCATGCCGCCAAGTTTGCCAGCTGCGACGTTTGCGGCAGCGCCGGGAATCATGTCGTTCACGGTCGCCATCAACGGATTCGTCGAGCCCTTGACGAACGTGTCGTCGTACGCCTTGCCTGCGCTCGACAACGCAGAACCGACGGGCGAATCCATGATCGCGTTCTTCGCCTTCGATGCGAGATCACCCAGGCCAGCCATCGATGCCTTGCCGCCATCGGTCATAGGATGATAGGTCAGCGCGTTCTGCACCTTGTCGCCCAGACCCTTCGCCTCTTCGTAGCTCTTGCCAAGCGCTGCGGCGCCGAGTCGCGTAGCGCCGCCAACGAGACCCCCAACAGCGCCGGTTGCCATGGTCGCGATCGGCTCAATGGCCGCGCCGGGCAAGTCGAGGATGCCAGGTTCGCGCCGTTCCGGCTGCGCTGCAGCCTGGTTTGCCTTCGTGACCAGCTGCGAAAACGGGTCGGCTTGCGTCGACGTCGCAGCTTGCGCCTGTTGCCTACCCGGTGCAGGTGCCGCGCCAGCTTTCGCCATCAGCGCCGAGAAGGGATCGGCACTTGCCGCTTGCGGCAGTCCACCAACCATGGGCGGCAGCCCCGGCAATTGTCCGGACTGCGCACCGCCGGATTGATTCGCCGGCGCAGCGGTTGACGCGCCCGGGACCGGCGGCATCCCAGGCAGCGCTTGCTGATTCGGGCCAGCCCCAGCCGCTGGCGTGGCACCGCCCTGATATGCCGTCATGATCGACTGCACATAGCCTCGCGTTTCCGGATACGGAGGGATACCGCGGTGTTTGTCGACAGCGCCAGGCCCCGCGTTGTAAGCGGCCAGCGCCAGCGGGACATCCTTGTACTTGTCGAGCTGCTGCGCCAGGTACTTGGCGCCAGCCATGATGTTCTGCGCCGGGTCTTTCGGGTTCGTGACGCCCATCTCCCTCGCGGTGTCGGGCATGATCTGCGCGAGACCGACGGCACCCTTGGGCGACACTGCGCCTGGATTGCCGCCGCTCTCGCGCTTCACAACCAATGCGAGCAGCTTCGGGTCGACGTTGAACTGTCGCCCGGCCTGCTCGATGATGTCGCTGTAGTCTGCCATTATTGAGGCCCGTTGATGTAGCCGTTCTGCACGGCCCAGTTGTATTGCGCCTTGAAGGTGTCGCGCTCTTTCGGGTTCATCTTCTGTAGCATAGCGCCGACCTTTTTCGGTTCCATCTGGTCAGCGACGAACACGCGCGGATCCATAACCGCGCCGAACTGCGATTTCCATTTCGAATACTGATCCGGCGGCAGGCCGGTTTGCGACCACTGCTGCATCCGTGCCTGATCCATGCGTTCGAGCGCCATGTTGACCTTTACGACGTCCTGCGCGGCCAGGTTCGAGATGTGCGTATTCCCGTTGCCGGTGAGCGCCGCGGACAACTGCGCGTCCGTGGCATGGCCGAACGATGCCGCCCGCTGCTGCGCATACTGCGTGAGGTACTTGTTCGCCTCGTCGTAGTTCCGGACGGCGTCGGCCTGGCCTTGAGTCGCAAGCCCCAAGGTAACAAGCGTGCCCTTGATCGTCTGGAGCCCTTGCGAACCCTGGCCGGACTTCGCGCCGTTCAGTGCCGTCGCCGCATTCTGCAGGATGTTGATGCGCTTGCCCGAGTCGGCGTTTGCCTTCTGGTCGGCCAGCAGTTCCTGCCCTGCGCCCTGCCCTGCCGCTGTCGCAGCCTCCGCCACACCTGGCGCTTGTCCGGACGGGATGAAGCCGCCCTGCGCCGCCTGGGGCTGCGGATAACGCCCCGGTGCCGGCGGCTGGGCGCCGCCTTGCATTGCAGGCGGCAACAGCGCCGGCGGCACGGTGTCGCTGAACGGGATCGACCCCGGCTGACCGTTCGGGCCGACGGTCGGCATGCGGCCGGTCGCCTGGCCAGGTGTGAGCTTGGCATCGAAATTGTCCCCGACGATGCCCGGGTTGGTAATCGGGTTCTCGTCGCGGTACTTGTAGGTTGCGCCATCGCTGGTCAACGTCGGGTGCGGCGTCATCGTGCCAAGCTGATTGCCCGGAGCCTGGAGAGCCGCCAGCCGCGCTTGGATATACGGCCGCAGCTGATCGGGGTCGGTCGGCATGGCAGCGACTGAACGCTGGATGATTTCGGCGGGCAGCCCATACATCTGACCCGCCGATGCTGCCGTATGCACCGCGTCTGCGTAGGTCAGATCCCTTTTCGCCAGCAGCGTGCCCAGCTGCTGCACCATGTGCGCCTGCTGGTCGGACGTCAGCGAGAGCTGGTTCGAACTGTTCAGCGTCTGCTGCCCCTGCTGGCTCAGGTTCGTACCAGTCGCGCCCTGTAGGTTATAGGCCGCTGCCGGATTACTGGCCAGGTCCTTTTGCACGCCCAGCAGATTGACGGTGCCGTCCGGGCCGGTATTGCGCTGGATCGCCTGGCCGACCGCCTCGTTCGCATCGGTGTCTTTTTGCAGTCGGTTGCCGATCTGCTGTTGGTTCTTGTATTGCTGTACCTGCAGCAGCGTGGCCAGCGGATTAACTTCAGGCGCCCTTGCCTGAAGAGGGATGCTCGGATCGAGTGCCATATGTTTTCCTTATCAGCCCGGGGATGTCCAGTTCATCAAGCTGTTGAGTGCCCCAATCTTGTCGGTAGCGGTATTCGCCTGGTTAATCACACTTTGCGGCACGGATGATCCGCCAGCGGACCCGCCCGCGTTGTTCTGCATCAGCCCGTAGATCATGGCGTTGTTACCGATGCCGCCCAGTGCGCTCGTGAGCGCGTTCGCCCCGCCGATCGTGCCCGCTGCCTGTGCATTTGCCCCGCTCGTGATCGTGTTGCCGATGTTCGAGGCCGTCTGCGCACCGAGCGCGCCCAGGCCGCCGGCGGCGTTCTGGCCGTTGCTGACGATCCCCTGCAGGCGGGCAGCGCCATCGGATGCGGCGCCGTAGTTCGTTTTGTACGTGTTCAGCGCGCGGTTGTAGACGTCGTTATACGTCGAGTCGGCTAGGCCGGTGGCGTAAGTCGATGCGCCCTTGAGCGCTGCGCCCGACGTGCCCAGGCCGCGCGACGCAGCACTGTTCTGCGTCGCCTTCAGGCCCTGCTGCAGCGTGAACTGGTAGCCCGGCGTCGCCTCGGCCTCGGCGGCCGTTGGCGCGGCGAAGCGCTGCATCAGCGGATTGCTTGTGTCGACGCCGCTGATGCTGTAGCTGCCGTCCGGATTCTGCGTGGTGGTGTAACCCATCGCCTTGAGCAGCGGCGAGATGGAAGACGTCCCCAGGTCGAGGTACGGCTTCATGTTGCTCTGCGTTTGCTGCCACTGATCGTTCTGGATGTCGGTCGCGCGGTTCGCCGCGTCGGCCTGCTTTCCTGCGGCCTTGTTCGCACCGTATGCCGAGATCGCCGCGCCGGTGACGCCGGCAATGGCGCCGGCGCCGATGATCGCGCCGGTGGTCCCGCCAATGATTACTGACATATTTGCTCCCGTTCGGTGTCATGCACGTCGAGCGCGGGGCTTTCCATGGCCTCGTAGCTCGCCCAGGTGAGGACGTCTTCGATCTTGTCGACGTCGGTTTCGTCCGTGCGGAAAATGTTGGTGAAGACCGTGTCTTCGTGCGCGTACCCGACTTTCTGGATCCCCGGCGGCGAGACGATCGTGAAGCCAGCCTGCACGCGCTTCATGCCGGTCTCAGTCAGCACGGAAATGTCGCCCTTCTCGACGACGTTGACGCACTCGTGCTTGTGGATGCGCCCCACGATCAGGCTACCCTTCGGAATGAACAGCCGACGGATGTACATGCCGTTGGCGAACTGATGCTCGAGCGGCAGCTGCTTGAAGTAGCCATCCGACACTTCGAGCGCGCGCACGAGCTGCTGAATCTTGGCGCGCACGGCCAACGGCTGTTCGCCGGTGTGCTGCAGCGTGATCTCTCCGTTCTCGTGCACCAGCACGATCGGCGCGCCAGGCTGGCATAGCCCGCTGCCGTAGTCGGCGACAGGCTTGATCTGCACGTTACTGGACATTCTCGGCACCCGAAACGGTCAGCGTCACGCCGGCACCAGAGGCGAACAGCTGCTGCCCGGCCTGCAGCTTGTGGCCGATGATCTGCGGGATCTGTGCCGGTTGGCCAGCAGGGACGTTGATGCTCCAGACGGTCGTCGAATCCGCCGCGGTGGCGCCGATCATCACCTTAACCGTCACCACGCCGGCCGTCGGGTTCCATGCGGTGGCCTGGTGGATGGCGGCCGTGGTCTGCCCCGGGGTGGTGTAAAGGGACGTGGCCGAGCCCGTGAGCACGGCCTGCGCAAGCTGCTTCCATGTGATCATTTGATACCTCAGTAATAGGGAATTTGCCGGTTGGTGCCGTTGATGTTGACCGTCGCGTATCCCGCCGGAGTTGCCGGGAGCGCGCCAGCGCCACCAGCTGCCGGCGCGGTCGTCGATGTTGCGGGCGATATCGAGAGGCCGCCGCCGGACAGAGCGCCCGTCGTCGAAACCGATCCACCAGAAATGCCGCCACTCGCCGTCACCGCGGTGAATGCCCCGGTGCTGGGCTGGATTGCGCCGATTGGCGAGCCCTCGGTCAGCACGGCAGCAGGAATTGAAGCGCCGGACAGCAGTTGCGCCTCAAGCTCGGCAATCCGCGCCTGGAGCGGCCCGGTCGCCATTGCCTGCGCCGCCATCGCCTCGATTGCGTAGATCAGGCTGTAGATCGGGGTCAGATCCAACTGCGGCGCGCCGGACTCCAGGGACGGCGCCAGCGCGTACAGGCTCGACAAATCGGGCGCCGGCGTGCCGCTGGAAGCTTCAGCCGCGACATCGCTCAATGAGCCACCCAGCAGGTTCCCGGTACGCCGAAACAGGGTCACGAACCACTGGTACCAGACAGGCGACAGTCGCCCGTCCGGCCCGATAATCGGCACCGTCGGGTTGGGTATGTTGCTCGCGGTCGTCATGTGCGCGCCCTCGTGACATCGATCCAGGCGCCGTTGAGCGCTGTGCGCACTGGGGCTGTCCAGGACAGCTCGAACACGCGGTCGCGCGCGTAGCCCAGGCGCTGCCATTGGATCGAGGAGTAGAACTCGCCGATGGCGCCGAGGTCGTTCGCGACGGGCTGCCCCCACGACACGCCGCGGGTGTCGCTCCAGCGCAGGAAGATCGTCGGCGCCGAGCTGTCCGGCATGCCATTCCCGACCTCCATGTCCGCGATGAACTGACGGAACAGCAGCCGGTTTCCGTCGCCGCCCGAAATGTGCGGGAAGCTGCGGATCCTCGGGATCGGATTGCCGTTGTCGGTGTACGCATTCGAATCCAGTGAGTACAGGTTGCCGTTCTGCCAGTCGAGCACGACGTTCTGTCCGTTGTAGACGGCGTGCGCGATCATCCGGTGCCGCGACATGCTGCCGTCGGCTTCCAGATATGCTCGCTGCCCCCACTGCTGGGTGGTGACGTCGAAGCACCATGTTTTGTTCGCGGTCGGGAAAGTGAGCACGTAAAAAGCGTGGCCACCCTGCAGGTAGCTGAACCCCACCGCATCATCGATCCGCGCATACGTGGCGATCTCGGCCTCCAGCGCATACGTGCTGATGCGCTCCGCGCTGTAGTTGCGGCCGGCGAACACGATGCCTTGTCCCTGAAGGTCACGTCCGAGCCAGAACAGCGCCAGGTCGATTTTCGCCACGCTGTGCTTCGCCGCGCACCCATGCTCGATGAACACACCGGGCATGCGCTGGAACGTGAAGTCCGGCGCGCCCGAGTTGAACCAGACTTCCGTCGTCACGGCGCCGAACAGCCAGATCTCGCGGTGCATGACGGCATGCGTAACCAGGTTGTCCGGATACGTGTTCTTGGACGCGATGTCGAGCGGATCGAACGTCACGTCGTTGTACCGGCTGATGTACCACTGCGGCGAACCCGGCTTGTTGTAGACGAAGTAGCCGTCGACGAAGTCCACGCGGTCCGCGCCATAGAAGGCGTCATCTGTGCACACGCTCATCACCATGGACGTCATGTTCACGAAATAGCCGCTGCGCGATCCGTCGACCAGAAACAGGCTTGCGCCGTTGTCTATCATCGATACCGGAGTGCTGCCGGCCGCCAGCGGTCCCAGCGCTGTCCAGCTCCACGATTGATTGACGTAATACAGCGTCGAGCCGATCACCACGAACAGCTTCCCGGTCGTGGACGTGTACACGCCGCGCCCTGCCTGCGCAGACGGCGGCGACGAAAGCAGCGTCAGGCCCGGCGTTGGGTAATGCGTGGCCGGCGCGTTGGCGTCTTGCGGGTTCGGTTCGACGTACAGGTTCACGCAGCGCTGTGCGTCCGCGATCAGGCTGCGCGCCGCGTACGCGCCGCCGGTGAGTGCTACTCGCATTCGTTACCTCGAAAAGCCGTCGGAATAGATGTTGTAGCGACCGCCCACCGCGGCCAGGCCGGCCGGCATCGTCATGGACGGAATTTGCAAGTTCGCGCGCTTGATCACGCGCTTCGCGTTCGCGGCCAGCCGCTGCAACGTCGGCGTCGGCTCGACCTGATACGTCGGCGCCAGGCAGATCGCCAGGTTGTAGCGGATCGCCAGCAGGTACTCGGGCGGCAGCACCACGTCGTCCGACGGCGTGACGAACTGCGGGAGCGCGTCAAGCACCGTGACGTGCAGCTCGTACTGCGCGGGCGGCACCGGATACCACAGCAGCTGGCCCAGCGGATATGCCGCATCGTAGAAAACGGCGTCCGGCAGCGTCGCGATGTTCTTGACGCCGATCCGAGAGTAATCCTCGCGCGAGCGGATGACGCGCACCGGGTAGTCGGCTGGCGTCGCCCCGTTGGTGAGGCGTGCGAACGCGGCCTTGATGTCTGCGGGCCGCGTGCAGTTGAAGTCACCGCCTGGCCCGATGGTGTACGCCTGCGCGCCGGTCGACTGCTTCACGACGTCGATCAGGTGGTACACGGACAGGCGCTCGACCTGCCACTGCGCCAGCATCTGGTTCAGCGTGTCGAAGGCGTCCTGCGTATCGTCAGGTCCGATCGATTGGCCGATTCCGAGCGCGCCGAGATCCTTGAGCGACAGTTTCATCAGGCCCAGGGCGGTAGTCATCAGGCGGCCTCGATGGCGGCGCGGATCTTATCGTCGGACCAGCGCTTATCGAACTTGACGCCCTTCTCGGTGGCGACCTGGATCAGCGCGGCGCGTTCGTCCTGCGTGTCCGCGCCGCGCAGCAGCGCTTCTTCTTCCTCGGCGGTCTGCACGATCTTGTCGCCGACCCACTTCGGATATTCCTGATACTCGTACGGCTTTTCCGGCAAGCCTTGATTGATGAGGGACATGGGAATCTCCAATGAAAAGACCCCGCCGAAGCGGGGCCTGGTTGAGGGCGACGATCAGCGGATGATGCGGCAGGCCAGCTCGCCGTAGATCGTCTTCCAGCCGTAGATCACGTCCAGGCGGCATGGCACCTGGTCGGTGTTGATCTGCCACTGGCGCGCGATGCGCATCGAGATGCCCTTGTAGTTGCGGCGCGAGGCCCAGGCGCCATACTGCGCGACGTCTTCCAGGTCGGCGGTCGCGAGGGTGAACGCGCTCTTGTGGTACGCCACGTTGGCGACATACTGCGTCGATGCGGCCACGTCCCACGTCACGGCGGCGGCGTTGGCCGGCGAAGCGGTCACGGTCTGGTACTGCTGGTTGCTCGCGGCCGTGTTGAGGGACGGGAAGATCGACAGCGTCGCGTTGCCCGAGCCGTCGGCGGTCGCCGCGGCGGTGACGACGAACTGGCGCAGTACGCCGGTGGTCTGGCGGTTCTGCGGGTTCACGGCGTAGACGCCGGCCACGGTGAAGGTGTCGCCGGCGGCGACGGTCGCACCGGCGCCCAAGCCCGTGACGACGAGCGTCGAGCCGGATTGGCCAGCGCCGGACACGGTGCCGTTCGTGCGGCTGCCGGTCGTCAGCACGTTCACGTTCTGATCCATGCCGATGTCGAAGCCCAGCGCGGTCGGCGAGAAGATGCCCGACTCGTACTGCTCGCCGATCTTGCCCGACGGGTTCAGCAGGCCGGCGGCGCTCTTGACCATCGCCCCGTTCGTGGCCGGGTCCCATACGGCGGTGCGCTTGCCGTCGCGCGGCGTCGCCTCGTTGTCCAGCTTGACGCCCGCGTTCAGCAGGTACGAGATGTCGTTCGGCGTGGTGCCGACGGTGCCCACGCCGTTCGCCACGTTGACGACCTGCGCCAGGCCGTCGAAGTCGATCTTGTTGGCGATGGTGGCGGCGGCCGGGCCGGTGTAGCGGTCCGTGAACTCGTCCACGATGAGGGTCAGTTCCTGGCTGGAGAATTGGAAGTCAACGCCGAACTGGGTCGTCAGCGTGATCGGCACGCTGGTTTCGTTCACGTTCTCGAGGCCGATGTTCTGGCCCGTGCGACCGACGAAGCGGACCGGCTTGCGCGCGTTGACAGTCATGCCGATCTTGGCACCGGGGACCGCGAACTGGTTGCTGTATTCGCGATTTGCGCGCGAGGTAAACGACAGCGTGTTCTCCAGCCTCATCAGGGTGCTGTCGAGAATCTTGGTGGGGGTAAGCAGGCTATTTGCCATGGTAGTGCGTCCTTATCACTTTCGGTTTTGGCGAACCCACGCCGCGTATTCCTCGGTGGATGCGAACTCTTCCGGCTCGGCCGGCGTCGTCCTGCTGCCTACCGGGGAAATCGGGGCGGGGGCTTTCGATACAGGGGGCGGCGGCGCGGCCTTGCCGAGGGATGCCTCGATCTTGGCGAGCTCGCGCGCCTGTTTGAGCGGAGGAAGCGACAGGATTCGGTCGGCCTCGTCGGGGTTCGCACCGAGGTGGTTGAGAACCTTGTGGCCCTCCTCCATGTCGGTCACGACCTCGAGGAAGTCGCGGCTGATCTCGCCCACGCTTTGCAGCGTGCGCAGATTCGCCTCGAAGTTCGGATCAGCCTTCACGCCGGCCTGGTACACGCGGTTGCAAGCCTGGTTGAAGTTCTGATCGGAGATCTTTGCGGCGACGCGCTGTTCGACGATCTGGTCGATGTCCTGCGGCTGGCCGGGCTGATGTTGCTGGTCGGTCGGCTGCCGGTACTGCGCCAGTTCGGCGGCGAGGGCTTCGCGCTGTCGACGCTCCTCGTGTTTCTCGCGTGTCAGCTGGTCGATGCGCCGTTGTGCCCAATCGGTCTTGGGCTTCGGGGCTTCCTGCGGCTGCTCGGTGCTGAGTGCGGGTTGCTCGGTGCCCGATTCCGTGCTGATTTCAGCGGGCGTGTGCGCCTGTTCGATGTCCGTAGGCGATGCGGATTGCAGCGGATTGGTCTGGTCTTCGGTTTGCATGGTCTGAGCCAAGAAAGGGCCCGGTGGTACGCGCCGGTACGGTCAAACAAAAAGGGCCGCCCCATTGCTGGACGCGGCCCCGGATCGGGAAGGCGGTGTGCTCAGCGCATTCCGCCGATGATGTATTGCTCGCTGGTCGGCGTGATGCTGCCGCCGGTCGTGTTACTGTACGTGATCGCGAGCTGATTCGCGGCCCGAACGACGACATTCAGGATGCCCAGGCCCGTCTGGTGCGACGCCTTGTTGATGTCGACCGAATCGCCGGGCAGCACGCCCGGGACGGTGAACAGCTGTTCGCTGGTCGTGTTCGCGCCCACTGCGCTCGGCGTCAGGGTCTGCACGATGCGGTAGAAGCCGGTGACGGGCGTCGGGTTCGAGCCCAGGTCTTGCATGAGGCCGGGATAGCTCATTGCGGTTGTCCTTGTGTTTGTTCAGGCGAAAAAAAACCGGCTTGCGCCGGCTGTTCGGGTTGCTGCTGGCCCTCTGGTGGCCCGCTCTGCATCATTTGCATGACGACCTGCGTGGCCAGGTGGGCGACCAGTTGCGGATCGATGGGCTGGCCGAGCGCCGTGAAGCGCTTCGTCTCGGCGTCGTACGCCTTGATGTTCACCTCCTGCTGCTCGCGGCCGGCGCGCGCCTCCTGCAGCATCTGCGACAGATGCTCGATCATCTGGCCCATGTGCGCCATCTTCTGCTGCATGTCCTGCTCGGCCGGGCTCGGCCCGTCGCCCAGCAGCGCGGGCGGGATCCCGCGGCGCAAGCGCTCGGCCACGTCCTGGGCCATCGGGAAGTCCGCGGCCTTGAACAGCAGGTCGCCGACCTTGTTCATCAGCTCCTCGTTCTGGCCGATGATCTGGCTCAGCGCGTGGAAGGCCTCGGCGCGGCGCGTCTCGAAGCTGGGGCCGACCTCGACCGTCACGTCGTACCGGCCGATGCCAGGGTTGTAGATCAGCTGCGCAGCATGCTGCAAGCTCGGCTGGGCATTCGGGTCGGCCTTGAACGGCTGGCCTGTCTCAGCGTCGACGACAGGGTGCTGCTGCTCCGGATTGATCTGCGCGAATTGCTCGCTGCCGTCCTCGCCCACGATGCGCAGCACGCGCGCCGTGTCGTAGACCTTCGGGATCAGGTCAACGAGGATCCGGCCCGTGAAGCGGATCGCGCGCGCCAGGTTGTCGATGAAGTGGTACGTTGCCTTGTCGCCCTGCCGCTGTCGTGCCTGGATGGCCACGCCCGCGTCCGCATTGCTCTGTTGGCCGAAGTTCTCCTGGTACTGGCCCGACGCCATCATCAGTTCCTGCTGTGCTGTCTGCATCGCGGCTTGGTAGGCCTGGGCAGCGACCGGCGGCTGCTCGCGCTGCGGGCGCGGAATATCCTTGCCTTCGCCGTCCCGCGCGTTGTACGGCAGGTAGGCCGCATTCTCGTGGTTCGCGTTCGCCCACAGATCTTCGTACCCCTCGATGGCTTCAGCCGCGGCGATGTACGGGGTCTTCGTCTGCAAGCCGATGAACTCGGTCTGCGACGAGGACATGACGTTGTACATCCGCTGCGGGTCCTTCAGCGGCCGCACGTGTCCTTTGCGCTCGACCTTGCCGTCGATGTCGATTTCCTCGCCGATCACGCGCACGATCGGGATGTACCGGCCCGGCCACTCGCGCCGGTCGATCACCTTGTTTCCGGCGATCTTGTACCACATGATCGTCGGCTGTTCGACGACGCGGCGCTTGATCGAATCGTCAGCCTCGACGGCCGCGCGCCCTTCGGCATCCAGCTGTGACAGCAGGATCGGGCCTTTCACCGGATGCGCGACCAGCGTGTCGGCCTTCGTGCCCTTCGTGAAGTATTCGGCTACGCGAATGCGGTCCTTGCCGAGCCAGATATTTTCCTGTCCTTCGCACGGGAAAACGATCTCGCCAGCGACTTCGCCCGGGTAACACGCTTCGAACTCGTCGCGGCTCATGTCCTCGAACACGAAGCCGAACTTCGCGTCGGCGCCGTCGCCGGACTGGATGTCCGGATCGAGGCGAACCGTACGCGGATTCTTGATGCGGCGGATGAAGATCTCTTGGTCGAACGAGCCATCGTGCGCATATTCGGTCACGATGCGCCAGTAGCCCAGGCCACCCTCGACTGCGAACTCGGTAGCCGTGTCGTACGCGATCTCCGCGTGCGAGTTGTACTCGATGTGACGGATGCAGCCGTCCAGCACCTTGGCGATCTGGATGTCGGCGGCGCCGTCGACCGGCAGCGTTTTCACGCTGGGCTTATTCTGCTTCGCGTCGTTGATGATCTGCAGGCAGTGCTGGCGGACCTTGTTGATGGTCAGGCAGGGCTTGCCCTTGGCCTTCCGACTTTGCAGCGCGGCGTCGTCCCACTGCCACCCGTTGTCTGAATCGCCATTGGCAAACTTCACATCTGCCACGAAGCGCTTCCAGAACTCGGATTCAGCTTCCTCGCAGCGCTCGAATCGCTTTTGCGCCTGCAGGACGATTTTCTCGTCCTCGCTCAACGGCGCCACTTCCTTTTTCTTTCGTGCCATGTGTTATCCCATCCAGCCGCCGGGGGCTGCAACTGGTCGTGGTGGAGGTATCGCGCGTTTCGGCTTGCGCTGGTCTTTGACCATGAAGGCCATCATCAGCGAGTCGGCCATGTTCGGTGACGGGATCTTCTTCGCGCGCATCTCGTCCTTGCTCACCAACTGGATCATCTTCGACCCGGCTGTGCGTTTGCGCTGCTGACGGACCAACTCCGTCTTTAGCTGCTGCAGGTCTTTGATGTCGCTCGACAGGCTGATCATCGTCGCTGGGTCGTGGTACTCGCCTTTGACGACGGCTTCGTAGGTGCGCTTGAAGCGGTCGCGCAGCAGCCACCAGCCCATCGCACGGAGGTTGCGGAATACGTCCTCGTTCTTGCGGTCTTCCTCGTAGACGCCTGGCCACGGCGCGTCGCCGGCGCCGAAGCCCTGCACGTCGATGTTGCGGCCGGCGATGCGTTCCTTCAGTCCGACCTTCACGCCGGCGCCGACGCCGATGCTGTCGTACACGATGATGTCGGCGCGGTAGTCGAAGGCTTCGTCGAAGGTGCGCGTGATCGCATCGTCGATGTCGCCGTCGTTCCAGCGCTTCACGTCCTCGACGAGCATGCCGTAGCGCTTCGTCAGCGCCTTGGCATCGGTGCCGCTGTCGGCCGGGTCGAAGCCGGCGACGCGGTCGCCGCGCGGCTTGTACTTCAGCTTGATGTGCGCGTCGATAGCTGCGTCGATCCACTCGGGCTCGATCACCGAATCTTCGTAGTCGGCATTGCATTCACCTTCCCACACGTGCAGGTACCTCTTGTAATTGGCGGCCCTCTCGCGCTCCATCTCGACGCGCAGCACGTCGGGGAAGCGCGGGTTGTCGCGCCAGGAGACCTTGCGCACGTACGTGTAGTCGTCCTCGTAGATGCCCGGTCGTCCTGCGGCGATCTCCGCGTTGATGTGGTCGAGGTACGGCACGACGAAGCGCTTGTAGGTCGGCGCGTCGGGCTCGTTCGGGTTGAAGCTGATCCAGATTTCCGAGTCGTTCTCGCGCACGGTGGGGACAAGGACCTTCCAGCTCTCCTCGCTGACGTTTTCCGCTTCCTCCACCCACACCACGTTGAAGCCGAACTTCGACTTGATCGACGCGATGTTGCGCGCCAGGCCGACGAACTTGGCCTTGGAGCCGTTGCGGCCATAGATGCCGTCGTTCTGCACGTCGAAGAAGTCGCGCAGACCCAGCTTCTCGATCTTCGCTTCCAGCACGGCCTTGCTGGATTCCTCGATGGAGTTCTGGAACTCGCGCGCGCACAGCAGCTTGGTGCCGTACTGCCACATCATCCACACCAGGATCTCGGCGATTTCCTCCGTCTTGGCACCGCCGCGGCCGCCGAACGGAACCTTGATCCGCTTCGGGTACAGCAGGAACTCGAACGCCTCGAACAGCTCGATCTCCAGCGGCTGTTCCAGCACGGCGGTCATTCAGGCCTCACGATCTTGAAAACGGTGCCGCGCGCCGGATTCACCGGGCTGGCCACGTCGCTGTCGCGCTTGTTCAGGTCGTCGATGGTGTCCTTGTTCGCCTTCAGCAGGTTCATGCCGATCTCGCTGGCATCGTTGGCCATCTTGGTCAGCGCGGCGACGTCGGACAGCGCCTCACGGCTTTCCGCGTCAAGCGGCGCGGCGTCGTCGATCTCGGCCGCCTTGTTGTGCGCGATGCCGGACAGGCGATGTGCGGTGGCGGCGCCGAAGCGCGCGGCGCCGGCCAGGTGCTGGCTGATCGCCTTCAGGTCGTCGGCAAGCGAACGTGCGGCTATTTGTTCGGAAATGTTCAGCTTCGACAGTGCGTTCTCTGCCGCAACTATTTGATTTGCTGCATCTTTTACGTTTTTCACGCGTTCGGAAAAACGCCCGGAGATCGTGGACTTGCTCACGCCGAACTCACGGGCCAGCGCAGATGGGGACTCACCAGCCAGCAGGCGCTTGCCGATCTTCTCCCACTGCGCATCTGTCAGTTTGGACGGGCGCGCCATGTCTCTACTCCATGCAGGTCGTCAGGCGGCCGCCTTCTCGACTTGGTCAGGGGCCAGTCCGGCCGGGTGCGGAATTTCCACCCCCAGCACATCCATCTCGGAGATGAGCACGTGCTTGCGGCCGTCCTCTTCGAACGTGTGGTACTGGAGCTCGCTGAAGCGCACGACGTCGCCCACCTGCGTGGCCATCGGGATCAGCTTGTCCGTCTTCGGGTGGCGCGCACCCGGGCCGACAGCGACGACCGTGCCGCGGTTCATGCCCTCGATGGCGCCGTCCTTGGCGCGGTAGGCGTCAGTCTTCGGCGGGAGCACGAAGCCCTCGATGCCGGTGGGAAGGTTCTCGTCCAGGCGGACGACGATGCGATTGCCGGTAGGTTTGAGCATGGTGTTTGGCCAAAAAAAAAGGCCCGGCGCGCTGGTGGGCGGCCGGGCCGAAGTTGCCCCTGATCGGAGGCACTGGAGACACAGGAGGATACGGTTTTGCGGCGTGCTCAGCCGCGCGATACGTGGTGCCGCTGCTCAGGATGGACGTGGAAAACCCACCAGAGGAACGAAGGAAAATTCAGTTTTAAAATTATAGCCTTTACTTGACTTAGGCTATATAAAGGCTATAATAATACTCATGAACTCGATCAACTGGACCCCGAAAGCTGCCAAGCAACTGCGCAAACTGGACAAACAGGCGCAAGGCCCGATCCGTGATGCGGTGACGAAGCTGGGCTCGATGCCGAACTGCCAGAACGTCAAAGCCCTGACGAACCACGACAGCGGCTACCGCCTCCGAGTAGGCAACTACCGGGTTCTTTTCGATTGGGACGGTCAAATCAAAATCGTCGAAATCAACGAAGTGAGCAAACGAGATGAACGCACCTACTAACATCCAAGTGATCAACGGGCCGGACGGGAAGCCGGCCTTTGTCGTCATCCCGTACGACGAATACCAGAGGAGCGTCAACGCCGAGCGCGGGACGATCCCGCACGACGTGGTGAGCGCGACGGTTGACGGCGCGACTCCCGTGCGCGCCTGGCGAGAATACCTGAAGCTGACGCAGGCCGAAGTAGCCGCCCGGCTGGGCATCTCGCAGCCGTCCTATGCGAAGCAGGAGAACAGCGAAACGCTGCGCCGCTCGAGCATCGAAAAGATCGCGACCGCGCTGGGCATTACGGTGGAGCAGCTGGACTTCTGAGCTACTCGACCTGATCCGGCACAGCGTCACCGAACTTCGACGCGACGTATGCGCGCATGGCGGCGGTCAGCGGCGTGGGGCCACGCATCTCGTCGTATGCCGTGGTGTCGACGTAATGGCAGTTCGGTCCCTGAATGAACGCGGCCCACCCCAATTCGCCGGCGGGGAACGTCGCGATTCGCTCGCGATCGATAATCAGCCCGCCCTGCACCCAGTTGGCGGATGGGGTATAACGGCGCCCGGGATTGCCGCCAATGGCGCACCAGTCCGGAACGCCTTTGTGTTCGTGGATCGCGGGCCACTTCACGCCTTCGGCCCTGGCCACCCAGTAGTCCAGCTGCGCGCCTTCCAGTTCCGCGACCTTCATGGCATGGCCCTCCCGATCTCCGCGGCGGCGCGCGTGATGGCGCGGCGGGTGGCGGCGGCAGGATCATCGCCTCGACGCTCGTGCGCACCGCGCCAGTCTACTCCGTCGTGCGCCATCGCATGGATCATCGACTGATCGTGGT